TTCTTTCTGATATAGATTGTGTACCTATATTAGTTCTAGATGTTGTTACATCTATTCTTGTAGGGATATTAGTTATAGTTCTGCAGTCATATATAGCAGAATCAAAACGACCATAAGTTGGATCATCAAATAAACCACATATTTGCATAATATCTCCTAACTACAAGTTGTTCTAGAGTGACTTTCAGTTCCACCAGCTACAGTATATGTACAATATATGCAATAAGATTCAGAAATATATTCAGGAGGAGCATCAAGTTGAGCAGGCCAATCTCCATAAGTTTCTGATTGTGTAATATCTGAATTCTCCTCTTCTCCGTAATAATACACAGAGAAAATAGATTTTGTACTTTTTGCCCATACAACCAACCAATAGTCACTATTCCCAGTTAAACTCTCATTAAAGAAGAATTCAAATTCAAGTGGAAATAAAGCTCCATATTCTGTCATATTATTACCTAATATTCTCCTACTTCTATATAAAGTTCAGTGGGGGGGATTGCAGTAGAAGTTGTATATTCAATAGATAGATAAGGTTCTGATCCATCCTCCTCAGCCGAATATATATTAAAATATTCGTTTGCAGGAGCTCCAGGATCCGAATCTTTATAATCATATGTATATTCTCTTACACAAATTCTCGTAGTTCCTGTTTTTTCTATATCATCATATCCATTAGATCCACTATCTCCTCCAGGAAGATCAGTTGATCCATCTAAATCACATAAATTCCAGTCATCTGAATTCCATACTCCATCCCCATCTCCACTATTTAAATTAAATTGACCATATAAATTTCCTGTAAATGAATCATAATCTCCAACTACTAATGAATCTCCATGGGTTCCCTTTTGACACATAGCAGTATGAGTTTCAGAATTATCTAAAGATCCTTTTATATAAAGTATAGCTGATGTAATAGTTGAGCTACCTCCTATAGAGGATGTATCAAAGCTAAAGAATGCTCTATATAAACAATAATCATCAACTTTATTTAAAAAAGAAAGAATGCCAAATGTAAACACAGTACCAGTTGTATCTACACTTGAACCTACCAAAGTATCATGAACATCTTCCCAACTTTCTTGTTCACATAAAAACACTCTTCCATCACTAGTATCACTTGTAATAGTTATATCTATATATATTGGATATATAGCTAAATATAAATCATTTTTACCATCATTAGATGGTACTTTCGTATAATATAATTTTCCATTAGATTCATACAGTGTATGAATGATATTATTAGATATATTATTTGCAGAATCTATAAAAAATGGAGACTTTATTCTAAATACAAAATTATCATCTTTATCAACAAAATTAAATACTCCATTATTATCAGTTATATAATGAATTTCTCCTCCAATTATATTCTTATTATTACTACAACTTATACCAGTTAAACTAAATTCAAATTCTATACTAAAGTCTTCTATTAATTTGTTAGCTTTTGCAAATATAGAAAATCTATTTTTAGTTTGTTTATATTCAATTTGACCATCACCCGATATAAAGGTACAAATAAATGAATTCTTTTCCTCTTTAGAGAGGTTGTTAAAGGATGTTCCATTTAATAAATCTATTCCATCATATTCTACTTTTAATAGAGATATTTTAAGAATTTGATTTTCACTAAATTTTAATACAATCCCATCTGTAGTAGATTTGTCTCCTTTAATTTCAGTTATTACATTATTTTTATCACAAATATATTTATTAGAAATATCATTAAAATTTATATCTATATCTTCCCATTCATCTACATTTGGGTTTGTACCTTTTCCCTGTGGAGACCAGAAATGTATAGGAGTTGAATAACATTTAGATAATCTTTTATTATTTCCTGCATCAAATGTTTTTGATGTCTTTGTTCTAAGAAATGTTATTTCATTCATTTTACTACCCAATTATTTTTATCCATAATAGGTTGAGTATAATTAAGATAATTCCACTCATCTTTAGAGAAATCACCTATATAGTAATCTATTCCAACATCTTCAGCAAATTGTTTAGCTAACATTAGACCTACATCTTTAGGAATTAAATTATCTTTAATCTCATTTAGACCCAATATAACTTCTCTAATATCACTTACACCACCTTTTTTATTCATTTTCTGAGATTTTAGATTATATACAATATTAAGTAATTCATAATTAAACTTAAATGCTAATAGCATTAGAACTACATCCCACCCATTATTAGAATACCAATCCAATCCAGATATCTTTTTATATTTTCCATCATGTAATATCATAGTATCATTATCTCTAATATACATTGGATTATTAGATGTAGTTACTTTTAATTTCTTTAATAATTTAATCAGAGATATTTGAAGTTTTGTTCTTACAACATCGATATCTCCTAATAAATCTTTTCTTAATTTAAGACTAAAGTGTAATATATTAGGACCGCCATATATGACTCCTCTAGAATCTTTACTAATACTCTCATATCCTTTTATTAATCCTATTCCTTTAGGTAATTTATCTATATAGATATCCTTATTTAAATCTCTAGATCCAGGGATTAGCATATGCTCTCTATCTGTAGTATAGAATATTGCAGAAGATTCTTCTAGATTTATGTATCTAGTCATTTGGGCTTCTGTAGGATTAAAACTTGGATTTCTAATTCCTAAATCTATAATTCTTAATTTCATTTTATACCACTAAATGTTGACAATTTATATCTGGATGACACCATAATCTAACACCTTGTTTTCTTAATTCTTTACACCTTTTAATAGGACCTCCTATAATAGGTTCATCATCAAGAGAATATGGAGTAGAGAATGTATCTTTATGAGATAATAAAAAACAATTACCGATTATAATACATCTAAATATATCAGTAGTTATATCTAGATTTTCTGGCCTAACATAATAATTATGAGGTACTATTTTACTTTCAACTCTAGCACCTATATATCTTTTACCAGTACTTAATAATTTTTGCAATCCATCAATTGGAGGAATAATGTCACCATCAATAGATAGCAACCAATCATAATTACCTTCAATAGCTTTGTTCAGAGTAAGATTTAACATTGTGATTACCCTATAGACTGTTTTTAAAGACTTTTCTATATCAATATTTATTTCATCTATATTAGTTTTAAATCCATTTATTGGAGTAAAATCTGTATTGGATGTATAAATAGTAATTGAATTATTTTTAGCATATTCTATTACTTTATCCTCTGTATCCTCTGTAAATAGGATATAATCTACTGTATATCCATTTGGTATAATTAGATTGTTTATAGCAGACCATACTTGAGGCAATAGTGAAATATATCCATTATATGTATTTAATGCTATCAATATAGATTCAGTCATTATTTCCTTCATTATAGTAACAATAATATTTATTATTCTTAAAGAATTCAAAGTGTGGAATACTTATATTCTTTGAGAATTTTTTATCATATTCAACAATATAATCAAACTTTTCTAACAGTTCATCATAAGTTGATGATTCAAATTTATTAATAGCATCCAAGTATATTGGATTATTATTAAATAAATTAAGATACCATGGAAGCATAATTCTGTATTTAAGTAATTCATAAGAGGAAATATTTTTTAATTTTAGAGGTGTATTTAGTAAAGGAGTACCGATTATATATTTACTTTTATAGATATTATTTTCAATACAATAATTATACATTTCAGAACCGTATTCTGGATTTAAAAATGATATTCTAATTAATCTAGGTTTAATTTTATTTAATAAATTTAAAGTATCTAATATAGTTTCCTTATTTTCTCCAGGAATCCCTATCATAATATAAGCTAATGTATTTAAATTATATTTTTTACATAATTTAAACAAATTTATTATTTCTTCTTTTGATATATTTTTATTTAATATATCATTTCTAAGTTTATCATTTCCAGTTTCTACTCCTATAGCTATTTCTTGACATCCACTTTCTTTAAGAGTTTTAATCATATTTTCATTTAGAGAATCAGCTCTTGTTAATATAGCAAATTTTATATTAAATTTATCATATATTTTTCTTTTATATTCTCTACAAAATTCTGATATCCAATTTTTATGTATAGTAAGTAAATCGTCATTAAAACTAAATACTTTGATATATTTTCCAAATTTATTTACTACATTTTCAAGTTCATTGATAGATTTCTTTACAGATGTCATTCTTATAAATTCTTTTAGATTTACATTATATATTTTACGTAATAGAGGATTTATACAGAAAGAACAATTATATGGGCAACCTCTAGAGAATGATATTGCATACCAACCTGATGTTTTACTTAATATTTTTTTAATATCCAAAATATCCAAATCTCTTAATGGTATATCCTCTATATTGGTGAGTATAGATAACTCATTTTTAATTCTATTTTCTCCTTTTTTAAACCAGAAAGATTTAGTTTTATAATAATTTTTATTTATTTTCATTTTCTCAACCAATTCTAATAATACTCTTTCACCTTCTCCTATACAGAAAGCATCGAAATAACTATCCCATAAGTCATTCGGCTTTATTATAGCATGTATTCCTCCCATTATTATAGGAATATCTTTATTTTCTTCTTTTATCCATTTGGCTATAATATTAGCATCATTAAATTCTGATGATATAGATGATACACATACGAGATTATATCTTTTTTTATTAAATTTATTTATTATATTACTCTTTTTATAGGGAGTAATCCACTTATTTACATGAATACAGTCTACTAAATAACCATTATTTTTAAGTATCGATGAGAGTATTTGTATAGCTGGACTGAAGGCACAATTAGAATGAATATTAGGATATATAAATAATACCCTAAATCGCTTCTCTCTCATTAATTAATAACCTTCTACCAAGTAGATAGATACTTAATAAGATACAACCTATTCCAAATGCTTGATAGTAATTTATAGTTTGTCCAAGTACTATAAATGCTAATATAGATGCTATTATTGGCTTGGATAAACTTATTATTGAAGTATTTGATGCTCTAATTTTCTTTATAGCTATATTTATGGCTATATAAGCTATATAGGTAGATACTACACCTGTTGCTACGATATACCAGATTGTATCTGGAGTTAACTGTGACAATGTTATCGATGGAGATTGCATTAAACTATATACTCCAAGACAAGCTAGGAAATTATAGAATAATATAGTAAAGTAATGATATTTCTTCATTAATTTTTGATTTGTTAACATATACCCGCCGAATGTGATTGCAGCAGCTAACATTAATAGTACTCCCTTTATATTAATATCTATTAAAGTTAAACTAGGCAAGAATCTAATAGCAAATAATGCACCTATAGAACCTAAACCCAAAGCTAATAGTCTTATTTTACCAAATCTTTCTTTAAATGCTAATGTTGCCATAATAGCTATCCATAAAGGATAAGTGTGATAGACTCCTAGAGCCATTGGTATATTATTTAATGAAGCAAGACCCTCCCAGAATACTATCAGATTAGATACCAACAGAAAACAACTTAACATTAATATTTTAATATCTTCTCTTTCTATCTTAAATAATTTAGATAATCTATATTTATTTAATTTGGTTAAACTTATTAAAGTTAAACCAATTAAAGATGTAGCTATAAGCATTCTAACTGAAATTAATGTTGGAATACTAGCTCCACCTTTGAATGCTAATGTTCCCAATAACTCTATTATAGAGAATGATAGAGTTGTTATAAGAACTGCAATATAGCCTTGTATTATATTTTTTGTTTCTATTTTATCACCTATTTTTGTTTTACTATTTAACAGATTACATTATTATATCGCCCAACTTCCTGCTGTAATGTAGACCTCATTACCATAGTTAGATGAGCTTTGATATAAATTACAATTCATATTTATCTTCTTATATTATACATAATAAACATAATTAATAAACTGATATATTCATAAATCCAGACCCATAAACTATTCCAGTTGCTCCACCTTCAGAGCCTGAATACTTTAATCTTATTTCAACATGATCTCCTGCACTAGTTGAACCTAGAGGAGAACCTGTTTGTAATATTTGACTAGATGTTTCATATACTGTATCGCTACCATCTAATGGTAATGCAGAGCCAGCTAACATTTCTATAGATAATCCACTAACAGCAGTTCCTCCTGAGCCACATGCTGATGCTTGCCAAATATAAGCAGTTTCTGTGCTTGCTAAATCGAATGTTGTTAAGTTAATATTTTGATTAGAGGATAATTGAATATTAGCTATATTAAATAGCATAGGTGGACTAACCCAATTGGCTACACGCAAACTATTAGTTGATATTGCTTGAGATGATATTATATTGCTAGATATACCAGCTGTAGTAATGAATCCATTAGCAGTAAGAACACCAGATGTAGTATCATCAGCATTATTAAGTAAATAATCAGTATGTGCTTGAGTATTATCTTGACTATGAGTATAAGCAGTAGTATATTTAGTTCCACTATCAAGTAATTCTTGAATACCTAAATCGCTTCTAACTTCTGAATAATCCCTACCTTCTAATCCATTAGCAGTAAACTTAGCATAATCATCATCAGCTGCATCAGAATCATCCATAGTTACTATATGATCATTTGATATAGCATGTTGTATTTGGTGAGTATGATCACTTCTAGAAAATGAATGAGCAGTTCCTTCAGCTGCAGCAGTCACTCCTACAATCTCACCAGCAGCAGCACAATCTAAAGCATCTGAACCATCATTTGGATCGTGACTATCCTTATGAGCAGTGGGTGCAGCTCCATCTAATGCAAATACTCCTGTTGAAGTTGATGCATAAGCACTACTATATTCATCACCACTAACTATAAATTCTGATAACTTTTGAGATGAATTAGTAAACCAATCATAAGCTGATTTAGCATTACTTGATACAGTAGTTAAGATTTCTGATTGGGTTATAGATAGAGTGGCTCCTGCACCAGAAACTCCAATATCTCCAGTTGATTCTATTCCAGTTCCTGCAGTAATAACTCCCCAAGTTGTGGGAGTATCAGATATCGCATCTATCTTAGTATCCAAATTACCTGATATTGCATCTATAAGTGCACGATTTACATTAGATGAACCAGCATAGTTATCATTTAAATCAGCAATTGCTGTAGTAGATACATCAGACCAAGCAACTTCATGCGGATTATTAGTATTACTACTATGACCAACATACTCAAGATATTGTGAATGTCCTAATGAACTTGGGTAATACTCTGAACCATCTAAAGCATCTTGTTTAGCATCTATACGAGTGTCAATATTTCCAGAGAAAGTATCTATCCAACTTTGGTTATAAAGATTAGCACTTGTTGCATAAAGAGTATGATTAAATAAATCTTGAACTCTCTGACCTGATAGATATGCCTTTTGCCAATTAGCACCAGATTTAATTACATTTTGTGATATATCTCTAAGAGTAACCTTTAAAGCACCAGATACTGCAGAGGTACCAACTAACACAACTCCAGATGCTTGTGTAGGTGCTCCCCATGTTATATCACCAAGACTATCAACTGCATTTAATTGGGTTTGAATATCCGATGTTACTCCATGTAGATAGTCCATTTCTGTTTCAGTAACATCACTCTTCCAACCATTAAAATCAGAACTAATTAAGAACTTACTTATAGCAGTACTACTAGCTATATAATCAGTAACACTAATGTCATTTGTAGAGAAGGTAATTCCAAGACCATCGGTTAAATTAGTATCCTCCATATTTAATTTACCGGCAGTGATCTCTTGATCGGATAATGTAAGATAATCCTGTCCAGCTAGAGTAACTTTATTATGGGCTAACGCACCTGATGCAGATAACTTGCTACTTGAAGCATCATACCAAGCATCAAGAGTGTTCACTAAAGATGAAACTGAATAGAATTCATGTGCACCACTCCAAGCTACATCAGTAGTCATACCTGCATGGGTATGGAGAGTGGTTTCACCACCATCAGTTAAATCTGTCCATTTAGTTCCACCAGATTCTACAAAATTAGCTATTATATTAGATGATGTAATATATAATTCATGATCAAATTGATCATATCCTTCTAATGTATCTAATCTACCATCAAAACCTGAAGAGATGGCTGTGATTTTAGTCCAGTTGACATTAGCACTACCAGCATAATTATCATTTAATAAGGATGTTAAATCACTTTCACTATCATAAAATTTAGATATAGCAACTGATGATTCAACGAATTTAGACATATCAATTGATACCGTACCACCAGCACCTGATACACCTATATCTGATAATGTATTAATACCATAACCAGAAGATAATACACCCCAAGTGTCAGGAGTATCATCAACCGCATCTATATCTGTTCTTAAATTACTAGATATACTATCCAATAAAGCACGATTAATATTTGAACTACCTGCAAAATCATCTTGGATGCTAGCAAGTGTGAAATGTATATCACTATTTGAAGAATGGAGAGTTAATATCTCTACTTGAGAAGAAATTCCTTTTCCTAAAGAAGATGGATAATATTCTGAACCGTCAAGAGTATCTTCCTTTCCATCTATTTTAGTATCTAGATTAGTGGATATAGTATAGAGATTAATTCCAGATGCTTCATACCAATCCCATATTGATTGTCCAGATGTTTTTAAAAAGAAGTTACTACTCGCTGTACTGCCATCTAAACCTTCTGCAGCATTTATCCTTGTTGATAGACTACCTGATATGGTGTCAACATAGTGTTTATTGGATGCAGCCGATGGATATATAGGATCTACTAATCCCGATATAGTATTAGCATTTATTGTTAAATCAGCTGTAAATATAGCTCCTCCACTGATTGATATCGAAGAGACATATCCTATATTATATAAATTTCCAGTTCCCATATTTATCTAACCTTAATTATTATTTTATACATTTAAAAATTGTAATTGATTATTACCACCAGTAAATCTTAAATGACCAGAATTTTCAAATTTTAATGTTGGAGAGGGATATATTTCCCATGAAAAATCTGATACATGAGGTTCTCCAGTTGATGGAGTATTATATGCGGTTATGTAGCAATATTGAGCTTGATCTATTCCAGTTCCCATATCCCATAATTCACTAGAAATATTAATCCAATCATTATCTCTATTTGGTTTTGTTGTTTTTTTTGAATAATCAAAGTATATTGTTGTATTATCTATTCTCATTCTTATCCAATAAGGAGTAGATAGAGTTGGACTATCTCCACCAACCTGTGCACTAGATCCACCATCTTTTACATTTGGAGAGAGTTTAGTACTACCTACACATTGTAAACTATACCAATTTAATTCAGAATAAACATCCCATTGGTGGTTTTCAACAACTGTTGGACATAATTTAAATCCAGCATCTGTACAGTGTTGTGTTACTTTTAATATTAATTGAGTATTTTTAGGAGATACCGCAATATTACTTCTAATGAATGCAGAAATATTTGAATTGGATATCAATTCTAATTGATTATTCTGTTCAGCAACTAATGAGCCTGCATTTGCACTTTCAGTCCATTTAGAGGTATCTAAGGAATTATCTTTAAAAGTATCTTCTAATATTATGGCACTCATTATACAACTGCCCTCCATGAAAATACTTCTGAATCTGGTGTACTATGATATATGGTGATATTAGTTGAATCTACTTTAAATGAATACATAAATGGATTTGCTCCTGATGGAGCTATGGATACCCATGATGGTTTAGTAGAACATGTATGAGCAATTGTACCTTCATTAGATACACTTCCCCACCCATATCTAGTTTCTGATGATGGGAAGTATAATCCTCTTGTATTAGAAGAGAAATTATAAAAATCAGTTGCTCCAGACCAAGAATCTAATATAGTTATTTTTGAATTTAAATTACTGGAAATTGTATCAACATACAGTTTATTAACTCCTCCTGAGTTGTAATAACTCGTTGTTAATCCTGATATCTCACTTATGAGTGTAGGTATTGCCATCTTCTATCAATTTATTTATAATTAATTTAATCTTAAATTTTTATTCTATTTAACATTAATAGACCAGTATATGAAATTTAAATAGACTAACTTAAATTAATAAGCTAGCATATATTTATTAATCATATACTAGCTTATTACAGTTCGGCACGCCAATTAACCATTCGGCTTCCTGCAGCAGAAATTCTTACCGTAATATTAGTTGCATCACAAGTAAAGGCAACTGCAAATGTTACTGCCCCACTAGGAGTTATTGATACGTGATTTGGTTTTCCACCTAATCCGTGAGCTATTGTTTCGTTATCAGCTATTGATGCCCATCCACTAGAAACTTTCTTGAAAGCTCCAGCTTCTAAAGCTTGGGCTGATGCATATGCTGCTGAATACTCATCTCCTGATGCTACAAACTCTGATATCTTGCTAGATGATGCAACATACCAATTATATGCATCCGAATATTCGTTACCAGATGCCATATATCCCATTGCAGCCTTAGCATTTGAAGATATTGTTGAATATCCTAAAACTTCAATATCATTAGCATTAACTCCTATTCCTGTTCCAGCTCCAACTGCAAAATCTCTAGTCGAAGCAATCGTACCTCCTCCAGTTAAACCATCACCAGCAGTCATAGATACACTAGTGTGATCTACGTGTTCATTAGCAACAAAGTTAGTTGTTTGGTCGTGATCTACATGTGCTGAATCATAAAATGCTATTTGTGCTGATCCATAAGCTGCACTATATTCTTGACCAGATTCTCCTATATGGGTTAATTTATCTGATATTGTACTAGCAGATGCATTATACCAACTATAAGTTTCTGTATATTCAGTACCTGATGCTAAAACTTCACTATAGGCATATTTAGCTTGAGATGATATTGTACTATATCCAGCTACATTTATACTTACTGGAGTTGAACCACTAACACCTATGGGTCCTTCAAATGTATCTATTCCAGTACCTGGAGTTAAAGTTGTCCAATTTTCTGGAGTATCTGATTCTAAACCACCTTCAATTGCTGCCATCTCAGTCCAGATAGCACTAGATACATCATTAATGAATTTTCTATTTACTGCTCCTGAATTGTAAGCTTGAGTTGCTAAACCTGATATTTCTACCGCTAAAAAGGGTATTGCCATTTATTTTCTCCTTATTTTACATTATTAAATACATTAACCATAAATACATATATTAATATAAATTAAATTGATGCAGTCCAAAAAATATCTCTACTACCATCAGTAGTAAGATAAACCGTTATATTGGACTCATCAACTTTACATGTTGCTCCAAAATTGATTGAAAAACCACTTGGTGATATATTAGCATAAGATGGAGTGCTCGGTAAACCATGAGCTATGGTATCACCATTAGAAACCTTAGCATAACCATTTTTGACTAAGGCTGTATTGGATGAAAACCCATAAAAATCTGATGCACCTGACCATGATACATCTGATATAGCAGAAATCCCGCTTTCTTGATATAACGCATTTAACCATGATAATAATTGAGATGATGGAAAATGTAAATCTTTATTTGATGAATGGCCAAAATAACTACCACTAACCCAAACTACTACACTAGCCTGATCATCCCAATCTTGACTACGTATAATGTCTCCAGCTGATTTATTATCATACCAAGTCATTTTTATATATAATCCTTATTTTCACACTATTAGTTGAGGATATCCTTCAGATGTCCTCGAGGATTTGTTTTAAGGCCCCTTAGAGCCATTATCTCACTTAGACTCTATATTACCCTTCATGAGAGGGGTAAAATGCCTTTAAGGACCATTACAAGCAATCCTCAGCCATTTATAGTTTTTATACTAATATAGTTATCACTAACAAAAAATAACATTGAAATTAATTAGATTTATAATCCAAGCGATATTTTGGTTAATAAAAAAGTTCTTATGCATTGGATATTATCTAATAGAATTTCTTAAAACATAATTATAACATACATTAGAATTATCGTCTTCTACCTTTTTTGCTCTTGGCCTTCCTTTCAGCTTCCTTATAAGCTTTTTGTTTCTCTTGAGCTTCCCAAATTATATGTTGTTCCAGAAATGCTATTCCAGTTGGATCGAATTCTCTTAATTCTCCTAATTCCTTAGGAGTTACTCTAAGAAATTCACACATTCTTGCTTCTAGCTGGCCTATCCCGGACTCAACGAAAGGATTCCATATCTTCCTGAGTTACTCCAGTCCCTTTTTGAGTTTCCCTAATGAGTTCAGTTATAAAATTTTGAAGAGTTGCAAATGATATTCCATCCTTCCAGAAATCTATATCTAGTTTATTATCTATACTTAAGGATGCAGCCAAATCTGGTAATTTATCATAGATATTAACCATCTTTTCTAAAGAGTTAACATCCATTTTACCTTCATAAATAGCTGCTTCAGCGGATAATCTCATAATGGTCATCATTTCTGATTGTGTTGGTCGTCTAGCCTTTATCATTCTTTGAGTTTCTGGAGAGGAAAAGAAGACAACTTCTAATAAGTCTTCCTTGAAGTCTCTCTCCAATTTATCTCTAGTGGCTATTTGTTTGATAATCTTTTGTGTACTTTGATCATCCTTCTTGGATATTTTCTTTCTTAGCTCTTCAAAATCCTTAGGGGGACCAGATGATTTCTCTTTATTATTGTTTTTAGATTTTTCATCTTCTGCCATGAATTACCTCCAAGGATAATTTGCTTCTAACATTAAAAACATAAAAACATTGATTTACCAATCATAAAGATTTGTATATCCTATATCGGTCTGAACTGATATTCTATAAGGAGTCAAGTGAGTAAAGTCTATACTTCCTTCTATAATTTCATCTGCACCAGCTAATGAGAAGTCAAATCCAGTTAATACACAATCATCAAGATCAAAGTGTAGAGAATTTGGTCCACAACTTCCAGATATTTTTGTTTTGGATTTATCTATCATATTCTGTACTAACTTAACCAATCCTGTAGAATCTAATTTACAAGAGGTTAAAGAGCCTTCACAACTTATAGCTCCTGCTATTGTATAATTACCCTTAGATCCTAATAACTCTTGTTCAGCTGTACCTTTCCCTAATGTTAGAGAAAAATCTGATATTGCTAATATAGAATGAGACATCCCACTAATATTTAACTTAGCATCGTCTCCTTTATATATTGTTGGTGTTTGTGCCATTTTATCCCTCTATACAAGTACCATGATAGCCTAAATCTTGTGGATTGAGCATTACAAAGTCTACACTTGCTTCCGTAATTGTATTTGCATCTCCTAAAGATACATCATAACCAGTGACTTGACAAGATGCTAAACACCAGGATAAATAGCCTGAAGTTTCTGTGTTTATTGTTCCTGATACACCTAAATACTTATAATTATTATTTGGATCATCGAATATGTTCATTATTACATCTCTATATCCACTAGCTGCAAATTTAGAAAGCATCATAGATCCTTCAACTGATAGTGAACCTTGTGTAAAGCTGTTACTAGCTTCACCAATAAGATTTTGTTCATTTGTACCTCTATCTAAGGTTAATGAAAAATCTCCTATTGCCCATGAGCTATGAGTCTTATTACTATCAAAAGATCCATCTGTTCCTCCAGCTGTTGCTGATTTTGAATTTATATCACAAGCTCCTGAATGTGCTCTTAATAATATTTTTGCATTTTTTCCAGTTATTGTTGCTGCCATATTTTATCACCTCTAATATTCATCGACTATCTTTTTGAAGCCGTCAGTTACATTTGAAGATAACTTATATGGGTAAAGCATAGTAAAGTCAATTGATCCTTCCGTTATTTCATCTGCCGTTCCTATAGAGAAATCAAAACCAGTTACCTGACATGACTTTAAATAAAAGTGTAGTGAATTCGGTCCACAACTTCCAGATACTTGGATGGTATTACCATTGATCATATCAGAAACTATATATCCAACTGCCGTAGAGTGTAATCTACAAGAAGTTAATGATCCCTCACAACTCATTGCACCTGCAATACTATAATTTCCAGTTTCACCAACTAATTCTTGCTCTGCAGTTCCTCTACTTATGGTTAGACTAAAATCTGATAAAGCTAGAGTTGTGTGTGTTAAAGACTGACTATTAGCTGTTATAGTTACAGTTGCATCCTCTCCTGTATATACCGTTGGGGTTCCTGCCATATTATATCACCTCTTAATTATCCTGTATGCATGGAGTAGAATAGGTAACTGCATGTGGTGCCATTACAATGAAATCTATAGATGCTTCAGTTATTGTATCTGAATCACCAGTTGATATATCATATCCAGTTACTTGGCATGACTTTAAATACCACGATAAATAAGTAGCATCTGTATCAGTAGAAACACAACCTGAAACTGCCAAATATGTTGATGCTCCCTCAGCAGAAATTATATTATCTAGAGGATCTGATAATCCACTAGTAGCAAATTTGGCTGCTGTTAAAGAGCCCTCTATTGATAAGGATCCTTGATCAAAGTAATTTCCTTCTTCTCCAACTAATGTTTGTTCTACTGTACCTCTATCTAGAGTTAAGGAGAAATCTCCAATACCCCAAGTTGAGTGTTTGTTATCGTCAGTAAAGGATGGAGTTCCATTATGAGCTGCTATATATAATTGAGCATTCTTTCCTGTTACTGTTCCTGCCATAATTAATTTACCTATCTTTTATACATTAAAACTTACTTATTAATTACATTACTAATCTATTTAAACAAATATTTAATATACATTTAATCGTCATGAAACTCAGTTATTGTATAGGTTTGTATTTTTCTATATAAACCAGTTTCATCATCATACATATCTATATCTGAATTTTTTCTACATGTTCCTGATATTAGAACTTTTACTATCTCATCTGCAATTTGTATGGTTTCTAATCTACTACTTTGTGAAAAGATATCTATTTGAAAGGTTGATTCTTCTCTTCTAATTTTAGATCCAGCTGTCGATGTTCCATAACCCAAGTAACCATAATCTCCTCCTCCTGTTTGTGTTATTGTAACACAAGGAAAAGAATCTAATGACTTTGGCCATCCAACCTTTATATTATTAGTATTAACTAAACTTGTTACTGATGATGAACTTATGAGATATCCTCTTATGTGAGTTATAGAAGTAAAGGACATTTATATCACCTAAAATACTTCTCTCTTTAGACGATTTGATATAGCAGTTGCCATTCTAGATTTAACATCTGGAGAATCTATTGCACTCTGAAAATAATGGAGTCCTTGTTGAAGAGGTACTTCATCAACATATACAGTTTTTCTTTTATCTGCTGAGTGTGATTGACCTACTGGTATTTTTCTCCAACCATAAGCTCTAGCCATTATTATTCCTCCATAACCACCATGTTCTACTATTAAAGCGTGTTTTGAATTACAAGATACTTCTACTTCATTTCCGCCTATTGGATTAATTGACCAATTTTCTGGGTCAGTTATGGATTCACCTTCACCTTTAGATATTTCGGGATTTTTAGCTAATCTATATACATTCTCTATAGATGCATCTCTTAATATTCTTCCAGCCTCTTCTAAAGCTTGTGGAGTTATTGCACTAATACGAGTACCTATATTTTTGAACTTCATTTGAGCATCCTTGATTCCCATTAATTTAGCAGTTATTCTTATATCGGTCATGTTATCTCCTTTAATAATGCTTTCTTATGATGAAATGAGCTATCTTGGATGACTTCCTTTACTTTATAGTTCTTATTATCATATATCACTTGATCTCCTCTATTGATGGATGCTGATGATAAACAATAACATTTATATCTAACATCATCATATAATCCTGTTCTATCTAATCTTTCTGATGCCGATAATGGATTCATTCTACACTTTGTTGATGTGCTAGCTGATGAGTAAGTGTATGTCCATTCTCCCAATACATTTTGAGATGAATATTTGGTTCTTGTTATAAACCCATTATTCATTAAAGATTCGTAACTCATATTATCTTTTTCCTCTTTGTATGGACATCATAGTGACATTGACTACAAAGAACAATCAAGTTGTCCTCGTTATGACTTCCACCTAATCTAACTGGTCTAATGTGATGTAGATGTAAATCTCCTTTAGAGTATCTCCCACATAACTGACAAGTATAGTTATACTTTTTAAATAGAGCAAATCTTAATTTGTTCCAATTTGGTGGATACAAAGGTCCTGGATGATAAGACATAGTTAATCATTTGCTTTATATAAACCATATCTATCTAAAGCGGTTGCACTTCGTTTTTCTAGGATTTCTATGGCCATTTTCTCCCAAGTTTTAGAGATAACAAATGGACTAGATTGTACATCTGTACCTCTAGAAATAGGTTGAGCTAAAGTGTATCTATAATCTCCCAATTCCTCTTCACTTAAAGTGTAATATTTTTTAGCTAATTCAGGAGATTGGATTATTTTTGCAGCTATTAATAATAAACAAGGTATTCTCGCTAGAGCTGCAGTTGGGGTTGAGTCATTAAAATATGTTGCCGTAACATAATCTTCAACGGCTTCTATTTTAAGTAATATCTCAGCCTTGTTTATGTCATCGTAATCTAGGGGTGGGGTAAAGAAATTGCGTACATCGATTTCGTTTACTATATTAGGACTATAATCAGCACACATACCTAATCACTTATTTCTCCTATTCTCTGATCAACCTTTCTAATATCAATTGTTTCCTTGCCTGATTCTGGAAAAGGGAATTGTCTTACTTCATATGTATGGGGATGAGTTCTACCACCACCATCTGATCCTGATATTTCATATTTTTTTATTTCAGCATCAGTCAACTTATCTCTATCTATCAATCCCTTTTTTCTCTTAGTTTCGTATTCCTCAGTTAACCAAGACTGACTATTTCTTGAATAATTTCCAGCTCCTTTTCCATGTAACATAACTCTACCTATAAAGTAGTATTTCTAGATTTAAATATTGGTACATAATATGATGCACCAGTAGGACCGTAAGTACTTCCAGATACTATATGAACCTTTAACCACCCTGATGAACTTGTAGCACAAAGAAACCTTCTACCTTCAGTTGTACCGCCTGAAAAACTATAACCCGTCCAATCACTAGATAGTCTAGTATTTTCATAAAATAGAAATCCTCTTCCATCTTTCTTTATTTGAAGTTTCTCAACTTCTAATACAGGTAATTTTGCTCCTGGCATTGATTCACCTCAATTAGGATGATAGATTTGTATCTAAGTTACTAAATAGGGGTATATAGTATACAGCACCAGTAGGACCATAAGTATTTCCAGATATCAAATGTATTCCTACCCAACCTGATGAGCTTGCGGCTGGGAAGAATTTCTTACTAGCTTCTGAAGACTGAGACGAAATTCCTGTCCAATCTTGTCCTAAATGGACATTAGTACCATCATTATATAAGAGTATTCCTCTACCATTATCAGTTATAGTTAAATTTTCTATTTCTAATACTGGAATTTTTGCTCCTGGCATATTCATTCCAACTATTTATAACAATATACATAAATATAAAAACATAATACATATAAACTATATGGTTATTATTGATTCTCTTAGATTACTTGTGATATATTACACAGCCAGCTGTTTCAGCTAATACATCTGCTCCAAATCTCATTGTAAGTGACATTCCAATAAGATCATGGATTGGATCATCGTATTGCTCAATTGTTAAATCTCTTCTCATACAAGTTACGGCTAAATCATTCTTTGAGAATACTATACCGGTTATATCGCTTCCAGCTGTAGTATCATCCCAAACTGGTGATGCTGCATCAGTTGCTGTACAAGTATATGGTTTTAATCCCAATAATGTAGATCCAACATCTCCTTGTCTTAATGCTCCTGCTCCAGCTGCGTATGATGCGTATGCTAGATTTGAATCTTGTAATAGATAGGCTTCTGCAGTTGGATGTAATACAAGAGTATCTGGCATGTAATTTTGCTTTTTGACTTTGCCTACTGCCTGAGCTATATCTGATATTGCGATGTGAGGTCCAGCTGGATTTAATGTATTGGTAGTTATTTTATTGGTTCCAGCAATCATTTGATATAGAATCTTTCTATTTAGAGCATTCTCCATTCTTGCACCAGCCTTTTTAAGTTCTAATTCCACTACATCAAAGAGAGCATCTTCAATTAGTTCATTAGTTATAAGAGGCCTTACACCATATTTATCTATGGTAACATCGTGCTTTGAATACTCTTGAGTATCTATCTCTATTTTAGCTCCTTCAGCTACTTTATTAGCATAAGTTCCAGCTTCTCCTTCAACAAACCTAACTGAATAAGAATTTGTTTGTATTATGGGGACTACTTCCCTCATGCATTTCATTGGTTCAGTTCCTTCAATTACTGTTTTATAAACTTCTTCTTGTACCAATGTTGAATCAGCAATTGCTGTTCTCTCTGATTGGAGAAGAGCATGAGTTTCTTTTCCTACTGCATTTTTGAAGGATTGTTTGTTAAGTAACCTACTTCTTTCGTTATTTCCTGCATAACCATATTCTAAGAGTTTAGTTAATTTTGACATATATTTTACCTATTAAATTAACATGATATAACATACATTATATCTAATTATAATAATTAGTTATTAAACTAGAATAATAATACCTTACAAGTACCATTATTTGTTGATTGGGTCTCTAATGCTATTGCATTAACTCCCGAAGTTGTATAAGCTGCTGGGGTATCCATGAACTTTCCATGATCACTACAAGCTAGTACATCTCCAGCTGCCACGCCCGTACCTGAAACTATAACTCTACAAATATTCCCTGGTCCATATACAGCTACTGGATTACCATCAGTTTGATCATATGCTGCTACTCCTACACAAGCAGTACCAACAGGTTTATTTTGAAAACTTCCTGGTGCTATAACTTGCATAGTTCCTACAGCTAAAACTCCCTGACCTGCATATACAGAACCTGAGCAATCATAGTCAAAAGCAAATGTTCCTTCTTGAACTATAATATCTTCAGATGGGCTTGTTGTTGTTGTAAATGCCATATTCTTCCTCTATTTTATTTTAACATATTATAAGATACATTATCTGACATTTATTCCTTGTAATAGACCATACCATTTTCTACCCTGATAGGGTTATCTTCTTCTAATTCGGGTTCAGTTTCAGATTGAAGAGTTTTTGGTTTTCCTTTATCAACTTTTTCTTCTTTCTTTGAAGATTTATTGATTACCTTTACCCTTTCTTCTAATTCACTGATTTTATCGTCCCTTGATTTTATTGCTAATTTCAATTCCTCTATGTCACTTTTCTCTGATAATTTTTCTAAAAGAGTATTTATGCTCTTAAAGAGTTCCTCATAAGGTTCTGTTTTTTCCTCTGTTTTTTCCTCTTCAGAAAGTTCTTCTTCTTCTTTCTCTTCTGATTCTTCGACTACTTCCTCTTCAGGTTCTTCTTCTGGAAGTTCTTCCTCTGGCATTTCCTCTTCGTCTTGTTTAGTAGTAATTTCTTCTATAGCAGATGAAATTGTTGATATAGCTCTTTCTAGTATGTCTAATCTTTCCTCGATTGATTTCTCTTCAGGTTCCTCAGATGGTTCTTCTTCCTTTGTTTCTTCTTCGGTCTTTTCTTCTTCATCTTCTTCTTGTTTTTCTTCCTTAACTTCTTTCTGAGGTTCCTCAACAGACTCTTCTATGATGTCTTCTTCAGTTTCCTCTGATTTCTTAGAATCTGTTTTTGTTTTATCCTTTGTTTTTGTCATTATATCATTATTTATATAACATTCATCACATACATAATCACTAGATTTTGAAACTACTATAAAGCCTGATTGTTTATTAACGGGATGAGTGCAAACACTTACCTCAAAAATATTTATTTCATCAAGTACTGTAATACACTTATTATCATCACATTCTTCATGATGTTCTAAAACTTCACAACCAATCGAGAATCCATTAATATCTTTATTTAATATAGATTCCCATACTTCATCAGCTGTTTTTATATCTCTTCTGATTTCTGCAACAATAAATAAGCCTTTATCATCAACATGAGTAGTTAATTCTCCAAATTTAGGAATTATTTTTCCTATTTGAATATTTTTATGAACCAACATTAAGTTTGAATAATGAGGATCCTTAAGTAATGATTCTATTCCCTTCTTAAGAGTTTCTATTGGAATAAATTGATCTTCAAGATCAACTACCGCTATATTAGCGTAACCAGCAATTACTCTCTTATTATCTGATTTTTCTATTATTTTTATATTACCTCTAAGATCAAAGGGAACTGATATTGAATCTAATTTATTAATTTCTTCAATTTCTTCGACCTTATTTTCTATTATGGGTCTTAAAACCAACTCAAACTTTGGTAAGTTTAATTTTATATCTCCTAATTTAGGTAGATATATATCTTCACTCTTACCTACTCCAGGTCTTTCTGCTCTCCTCATTTCTCCTCCACATTCTGGGCAGGTAATATCCTTACAATGTTCTTCAGATTCCATAGTGTAACCACACTCTATACATTCACAATTATAAGCCTTATCCTCATCTTCAGATTTAGCTCCTGGATGATGCTTTCTCCATATTGAGTAGCATATTGCTGCAGCTTGTTTGGGATCATCAGTTGTTCCCTCATGTATAACATAAGGAATACAACGACTTATAAATTTATCTCGGGTTTCTCCCTCTTTTGGAACTGGCATTATATCGTCCTTATATTAATATATTTACCATAACCGATACAATTAATCCTGCAAATAAACCTATAATTCCTGATGTTATACCTATTTTAATGGTTTGATTTGTTAATTTATTTTCTATATTTTCTAACTTTTTTTCCATATTATCACAAGATTTTTTAAGATGTTGTACATCTCCATTTAAATCTTCAAGTGCTCTAAGGGTATATCCTCTCCATTCAGCTACCTTCATATCCCACTTATCAAAATCATTATTTGCCATTATTATTCACTCTTTTTATTGGATTAAGTATCTCTATCACCCCAGATACACCATTATAAACCAAAGGGATATCAGTAACCATATAGGTTATTTTAGAGTTTTTTGATTTCCATTCTGTATTCTCAACTTTTTTTGTTTTTATTGCCTTTATTGCTGGACAATCTTTACAAGGTCCTCCTTGACCTGGATATTGTACCTCATAGCATTTTTTACCAATACCTGATTTAGTAAAGACATTATATTTCTTACCAAGTCTTTCAGCTTCTGGATTTCCATAAATTAGATTATAATCTTTATCTATTATAAAGGCTGGAGATTTTATTGAGCCAAGAATCAATTTACAGAATTTTAGAGCTGGTCCAGTTTCCTCATACTTTATCTCTTCAGCTAATTCCTTAGTTAATCTATTAAGTTTATTAAGATTTTCGGACATATCAGTTTTAATATACAAAAACATTAAAACATAAATTTAACTTTACTTAGTTAATACTCTGCAACCAGCATTAGGATTATATACTCCAATACCAAATCTCATTTTAGCAGTCAATTTGGTTAAATCATGAATAGGGTCCTTTATTTTATTGGTATTAATATCTTCTCTCATAACTATTGCAGCAAAGTTCATGGAATCAAACACTAAACCACAATAATGATATCCTGTATCTACTCCATCCCAGAATCTATATCTTGATGCATTGCCCGATACAGAATCTGCCTTAGCATCTAATATAGATGCATTTAGACCTATAACCTTATTATCTCCCTTAGTTATATCTCCAAAGTTAGTTTCATCTATCATATAAGCATATCCATATGGTTCTAAGAATAATGAATCAGCATTCCAACCCATATTATCTACTTCCATCTTAGCCCTACCTATATCGGATAAGGCGATGTGAGTACCTGCCGGATCTATATCATTAGTCATACTTATAGAGTCCAACATAGTTGTTATTGCTTCTTGATTAAGTTTATTTTCTAATTTGGCACCTGCTCTCTGTAATTCTAATTCTATCCAATCAAACTTTTCATCTTCAATAAGTTCATTTGTTATATAAGGAGCTACTGCTGCCTTCTTGATTGTTACATCAGTCTCATCATAAATTATACTATCCTGTTCTATTGCACCTCCCTCTGCCACGTATGGTGCATATTGACCTGATGGATCTGTATTGCAAACTATTCTACAAGTATTACTATTAGTATTAATAATGGGCAATAATTTTCTTGCTGATTGTCTTCTTTCAGCTCCTTGTACTATTGCAGCTATTAATTCTCTTGAAACTAAATCAGTTTCCCCCACTTCACTTAATAGGAGTTGTTTCTCTTGTTTATTAAAATTATTGATAAACGAATCTTTGTCCATTAGACTACGTCTTTTGCTGTTTCCAGCACAATAGTATTCTAGAAGTCTTGTTAGTTTTGACATTTTTAATCACCTTTATAAAACATTATTAAATACATAAATATATTATTCTATAATTTCTAATAATTTTAATACTACTATAAATCCAATTATACTTAAAACTATCCAAGAAATTTTTGATGCCAAATTCCAAAATTTATATTTCATTTTTTATCTATATTATATATATGACAATGATAATGATCCCTAATTGTTCTGGGTTTGTGTCTTAGAGTTATATTTCTTCCAAATTTTTTTCTACAGATGTATAGGATTCTTCCCCAAGCTTCGTTGGTTATTGAGGTAAGATGTTCTCCATAAACTACCATAGGAACTTTACAGGATAAACAATTTACAATAACAAATTCAGATTTTGGTATATTTTCTATTTTTTCTGGCCAGTATAATTTAGTTTTTATACCTATTTTAGGTTTTTGAAATATCTCACATAATGGACAACTCTTAACTAGAATTTGATCTTCCAAGTTATTCACCAAGATATCTGATGGATTTTCCATCCTTAGTTTCTAGTAATAGATTATCCTCTAATTTAATACTGGCATTCCACTTACAATTATCACACTTATCTGGATAATTTTTACACTTATTATAAAATGAGCAAACTATCAGTTTCTTTTCCATATATTTAATCCCCATTGATTTTTGTTCCATCACATGCTGGATGTAATACCACAGCACATCCAATGAATTCTATATCAGATGCATATCTCTTATTATCTTCAGCATTCCATTTATCTTCAGTTAATAATTCAACTGATAACCAATTAACCAACCCTGCATCTATTAAAGCAATAGTTTCCTTACTAGCGTTAGTTAATTGATGAATATATAGATCTCCTCTAACTCCACCATCCTTATAGTAAGAATTTTTAACGAAACCTATTCTTTTTTGGACTTCAAAGGAATGATCAACGTTAAGATAATTATCTGACCATATCTTTGCAGACTTCTTTAATTCCTCTTCAGTGTACACTACTGGATATCTTGATAGAGAATCAGTGAATTCTCCTGGAGTTAACATTATAGCATCTCTATATATCCTAAAGTCTGTATCCTTTGAGATATACTTCTTATCATAATCAAATTTTATTATAGGATTATGTAGATTCTTCTCCTTCATCTTCTTCATTTTCTTCTTCATCTTCTTCAGGTACATTTTCTTGAGGTTCGGACGTTGGAGTTTCTTCCTCTTCCTTTTTAGTCTCTATAGGTCCGTAACCAAACATAGCTCTTACTTCATCCTTAGTGAAGGGTTTACCCTCTTCAGGTCTGTAACCTCTTAGTAGATTTCCTAACCATTTAGCTTTAACTGCTTCATCTGCATCAGTTACAGAATTGAATCTCATAGTTACAATATTTAAATCAAAACCATTTTTTTCTAGTAGATAATTAAATAATTCACTTTGTAATTGTTTGGTGATCCTTAATTGAAAGGCTCTAATCATCCTCTCATACATTATTTGTTTTACCGTTGCAGTCGATTCAGTAGATCCCTTTCCTAAACCTAAGGCTTCTTCTGGACATAGCATTCCTATAACTAATTGAGTTTGGAACATTGAAGAATACTCTTCTACTCCTGGTATTCCTCTTTCATCTATAGCTTTAATGTCTATTAAGCCTGGAACTATGAATTCATTAGTTTCAGTTATATCCTCTAATTCTCTCTTTATCTCATTGAATACATCTGGAGGTGGTATTTCCTCTTCATTACCAACTGTTACTACATATTTACTAGTGCCGTGTCTCATGATTGCATTAGCTAAAGCATCATCTGTATCTATTTTTCTATCTATTGTGTCTTGAGATGGCTTTATTAAAGAAATTCCATAAGGAGATGTAGGATTTGTAAAGAACTTAATATGAATTATATCCTCTGGTTTTAATATAGTATTTTGGAGTTGACCTTGTATTTTCTGTTGATAAGATTCAACTACACCATACTCGTTACTATTTATTACAACAGTAGTTGGATCAACAGTTTTGAGATCAGTGACTTCTCCCTTACTATTCTTAACTATTTCTATAAAAGAATCTCCATAAACTAATGTAAATATTACATTATCTAATAGAACTAAATCTAAATTAATATTAGATAGAGTATCACTAATTAATTTTTTAGCATTATCATTATCAGATGTTAAATTATAACCTACCATAACTGTATTCCAAGCAGTTGTATTTATAGCTGCAAATACAGTATTCTCTCCTTCATAATAATTCCAATATTTCTTTAATTGAGATTCACTTCTATCTGATGATCCCATTCCCTTAGATCCTTGTTTACCTGTAGCTATAATGGTTTTATATTTACCTTCACCATCTAAATATATAGATCTACTGGGGAGTAATCTATTTCTTAAAGATGTAAAAATTCCCATTTAATATCCTCTTTAAACTTATTTTTCTTCTAATTTTCCTTTCTTTATTCCAGAAAGACTTATTTCAATAGTGGAAACATTTCTTTTTTCAAAGGGCTCGCTTCCAACCTTAATGGTATACTCTGGTTTCTCTAAGTAGTCTCTAATTAGTATAGCTAAGATATCTATAGCCCTCTTAATATTATTTCCCCTAGCTATTATCTTAATATCCTTATCCTTTCCTAGAGAATAGAAACAAGCCGAAATATATCTAGAAATGTCCTTACTTCCTATGTATATTTCCTCCATAACTACCTCCCTATTTTTGTAACTTTATACTTACTAACATTATTTGTACCCCTTGATTTTTTTGAAATCATTTCAGGTATAGATTTCCAGTCTATATTAACTTCTTCATCTTCTAATTGAGATGTTTGGATTGCAAATGACAATGAATCTATGGTATCATCATTTGCTCCCCTAGGATAAGAAATAAGCTCATTAGACCAGTTTTCTAACTTTGGGTTTAAATATATTCTTCCAGTTTCAAATAATACTGATAATCTTTGAACTCTTGACATTCTATCATTTACGATAGACGATTTTATTGGTATTATAGGAAGGGTTGTAGATTCAGTCAATTGATCTACTATCATTTTTTGTTGTGCAGCTTGTTCAATTCCTATCTTTACTGGATTCCACTTCCTATCATAAGATTTAATCAACTCGAATTGTCTAAATAAAGATGCTTTAGTTCTAAGTCCATCTAGTAGGTAGACAGAACCTTCACTTATTCCTATTATGGATATTGTAAAATAATCAGTTTCCTCTCCCTTTGATGATAAATCAACTCCCATATATACATCAAAGGGTTGAGGTATCATCTTATAATTCTCAATAGCGTATTCAATCCAATCTCTTTTTATGGGTGAATCTTCACTAGATACAATTTCATTCTGATATTGCATCTCAAAACCAATGCTTCCCATACCCGACTTTCTTTGAAGAAGTTTCTTATAAGACCATCTTTCTGGCCATAAAACTTTCTCATTTTCTTCATCTATTATCGCTTTATAGGTTTTAGTTTTATAGTTTTCTAATTTAGACAAGTAACCATGAATATCATTTTCATGCCACTTGGTTCCTATAGATATAATTTGTCCTTCGGGTTCTAGCATAGGAGTAAGGGTATTATTATACCAACTTTCTAATTCTTTTCTTCTATAGGGAGTTCTGGAGTTTTTCTCATCAGTTATATCATCTAATATTATTATGTCATAGTGACCCCCAACCATTGAGGAGGTTACCGATGATACAGTAAATGTGGGTTCCTTGTGAGCTACTCCACCGCTTCCAGATCGTTTTAACCTAAGAGTTGATCGGGACCACTCACTGAAACCCTTCTGTTCACCAAATAATTCTATTAATTTAATATTATTAACCAGATGACCTTGTGCAAAAGTCATCATTTCATTAGCCTTATCTTGGTTAATGGTTACCGTTAAGATCCTAATATTTGGATCTCTTACCATTTTCCATACTATATATGCTCCAACTAACCAACTTTTACCGTGTCCTCTAGGAGCTAAGAGAGATACGTATTTATTTTTCTCAAATAGATTTATCCATTCTTTATGGAAATTCTTACATACCAATCCTAACACATCTACAATAAATGCTATAGGATCGAGTGTATATTTTATTGTCTCAAAGTTTTTATCAACCATAAAGAATCATAAGAAATAAAAAACATAAAAACATAATTTTTAATAATCAATCTAAGATTTACCTTAGAAACTAAATCCTAAACTGAAGTATAGACCAAATATTTCCTTTGCAATAAATAGAAAACCGAAAAACGGTAGAATCCATTTAGCTGCATCGGATAACCATTTATCCAAATCCATCTTCATCATCATTTTCCTAAATATAACATAAATAACATACCATTTGGTTCAGTTTATTGTTTAACGATTATTATAGGAATAAGCAGATTCACCTGTATCTAAGAACCATTTGGGCATGGCCTTATGTTATAGTTAGATTTACCGACTTAACGTTCGTAGTCAACGGTGATTTTTGATTCAACATAAGTCTAATATTTAAACTTCTATTTCTTTTGTATCTTTATAGTGACTTATATAATTGAATATTGCTATTATTATAGCAGAAGCAAGCGATAGTAATGCTGCATATTGAGGATGTTCTAATATTAAACCAGGTAATCCTTCCTCTGATGCCCATAGTAAGGCAGCTAAAAGACCGACTAATAAGAATTGAGTTACAAATTTCCTAGCAGTTATCTTCCAATCATAAGAAGGTACCGTCACTGTTCTCTTTTTAGATTTAGCCATTATATTCCTCCTTTTATTATTTTGACTCAACATCATCAACAACAATCTTACTAAGTCTACTTAGTGCTTTTTTAGAGCAATCTGAGCATAGATCTTTAGCTATATCAATCATTTGAAGTTTAAAATTCTGCTCCTTTTTGAGACTTATATTATATATATTGGATTGTTGTCGTGTTCCATATTGCTTGAGAGACTCTAAACTCTTTCTTTCTTGGGCTATATTATCCCTTATCTCTTTTAATATCTTAACCCTTTCCATAAGTGTACCATCGGTTTTAGCTTCTTCATATAAACTCTCTGCCTCATCAGACCATTTCTTGAATCTCTCAATAATTTCATTTAATTTACTTATAAACTCTTTATTTATAACATCAGTTGGATCTTTACCAGCTTCTATTATATCATTAATCTTATCCTTTTCTCTTGTTTCCTTATATCTTTGAGGAACCATATGAGAACAATTCCTTAATTCTGGATTATCTTGATGGTTAGTACTAATAATTTCAGCAATTTTATAGACTGATACACCATCATCTAAAAGTGGATCTACTTCACTCTCTATCCCATACTTTATAATCTTGTTAACGTTACTCATTTAAAACACTATTTAATATATCTAAAAATAAATATAAATTCCCTCCAACATCCTCGGCATAGCTTGCCACTCCATTCTTGACTGTGTCATATATACTAATATTAGTAAGAAAGGTTTATATAGTTATACCCTCTCTCAACGGTATAGGTTGGTGGCACTTTTTTTAGATAAAAATAAATCCCTCCTGTTGAGCACCAAAAAGTATATAAAGGTTTCTATGTCATTTTCTCCCCATTTTTCATCAACCACATTCGTGGTAAAATTATAGCAAATATATAATTTGAATTCCGTTATTACGATAGAAAATCCACATGAGAGAATAATCACAAGAGATCTTCGATCTCAGCTGGGTATGCTGTAGAGTGGTGGCTGAAGAATGATGGGGGGGAGTAGTCCTAGGGTGTTATACCGGAGGTAGATAACTAAGCGTATTTTTATCTCCTATCAAAAATAAATAAGGCTTCTTTATGCTGGGATTTATATAAAAATAAAAAAATATAAAATTCAATTTTTGAATTTCATTTATTTAATTATTTATATTTTAATATCTTATATATTTGATTTATTAAATTTATTTTATTAGATATTTTTATATAATTATTATGATTTTTATTTTGGGGTTTTTTATTTTTATTCTTAAAATAGAATATATATATTTTTGTATATATGATTAACGATTGTTAAGAACATTATTCCATGACAATAGTTATCATATTTCAATATATAAATATATATATAAATCAAGGTTTTACTTTACAACCTTATATAAGTAAAGGTGCAACCTTTATTAAGTAAAGGTACAACATTTTATATGGGATTGCTGATAATAACCCTTAAAGGCAAAAAGTCTTATTATCGCTTATTATACTATTCACAACATAGTTTTTGCTTTAGAATAGCTTAAAATCAATCCTAGAGCAAATACATAGAAATATATATTTTTGTATATCTATTGACTAAAATCATTATTATCTAATATCTAAAATAAAATAAAAAACCATAAATCATGCTACATGATAACATTTGTTAAAAAAACCGAAAGACTTAAATACTCTGTAAATATTCTCCTTATGTAAGGAGAAATAAAAAATGAGTGAAATAATATATCAAACAAATCCAACCGAATTTTATGGATTGGATAAAATAAAAGAAGCTAGTGAATATGGCTTTAAGATAAGAAATAAAAATGCTCTTATCTTAAGCCAGAATATACACGATAATAAACCTAGATTTAGGTTTAAAATCGATAGGAATAGTCAATATTACCCAGATAAAATAATAGATGTATCAATAGTTTTTGGGATAATTGACACAATTAAATTAGCAAACAAATATAATAATCAATTAACAGTTGATTACATCTTAAAACAAATAGATGAATTTAAATTAAACTTCCACCATAATAACGGAAATACTCTAATTAACGAAGATAATACAATACTTGTAAATAATATACAACATAGGAAACTTGATAATGCTTTATACTTTAAAAAGGATACAATCCTTTACTCTTTTTCTTTAGTTGGGGGCAATTAAAAATGATTAATGAAATTAAAAAACAAATATCTGAAATTAATAATATTAAAAAACTAGAAGAATTAAAGGAATACATAAGTTATGAAATAGAATGTTTAAAGAAACTTAAAAGCATTGGAATTGATTTAAAAGTATTAGAAAAACCTAAAATAAAATTGCATTGTAAAAAGCATTATCCTATGTTAATAGGTAATGGCTCTTATGTTTGTAGAAATTGCGGTAAATTCTTAAGATGGGCAACTGAAGAAGAAATAGGAGAGTGAATAAAAATGTCAATCATTCAATCAAACCTTCATATTTACAGATATAAAAGAGAGTTTCCATGTATATTTTGTCATAAAAAAGTAAAAGTAGTTGAAAACCATTTAATTAATTTAAAAACTGAAACCTGTGGTTGTGGTAAATTTAGAATTAAAATACAGAAGGAATAGGTTTATTTCCTTCTTTTTTTAAACTAATCGTGCAAATAAATGTTTAATTGGATCATCAAAAAAAAAAGAAAAAAAAAAAGAATTTTATGGTACGTTTAGATCAATAGGTTTCCAATAGTTATATTTATTCCTTATTTTAGCGGTAGAGATCAATATTTCAGTTTCGACTTTGACTCTTATCCAATCTTTTTTTTCTGCCATAATACTGGATCGGGTAGGTACTATATATAGTTGTCGGTTTTTTCAAGTTTTGGCTGGATCAGGATCACATACTCGCTGGATCGCTGGCGATAGGATCGCGGGCGTATTGATCTTACGTCTATATACCTGTTTCCCATTACTCCAAGATCATTATTGATCAGTATAGTTTAGGATCACCAACCGTGCTAGAGTTTATCTATCTAGCTGTGGGACGGCCGTGTCAAGTGTTAGCATACCACATGTTGTCATGGTACAGGGAAGTCCCACTTACCTCTCTATATATCCTAAAAATAAAATAAAAATATAGGAATAAATGTGAATATATAAAAAAAA